GCAATAGTGACTTCTAAACTAACAGCAGCATCAGCGCTCCAGTCATAATCACCGAATGTGGCAGTTTTACAATATGCTCCCTTGATTATCCATTGAGAAACCACGTCTCCTACAGGACCTAATATATCTAATTGTAAGTCTTTTTTGTAGAAATCTGAGTATCCATCACGACCAGTTACTGATTCGTGGGCTAAACGTGCCCATTCCATTACGGCTTGAGCTCCTGATGGGGTTACAGGATCATATAGACCTAAAGTCATATCGTTCCATCTTACTTTACCTTTTACTTTACGGTAAACATTGATATGATCTAGGATGATTTCACCAGCTTCAAATCCAGGTGCAGTAGCATTTTTTATCAAATATGATGGAACTCCATCTATAAACATGATAAACCTGTTTTGTACCTTTGGTTCAAAGGCGGTGAACATTATTTCATTGGGATCTTTTACTGCCATTTTAGTATATGTTTATTATAAATATTGCCTTTTTAAATTTCTACTCCAGTTGGTGTAACATTAAAGTCTAAGATTATAAATTCAGCCGTTCTTGTTGGTTGAATAAATATCTGTCCTACCAATTGGTTTCTATCAATTACATCAGGCGTATTATTTGTGTCATCCATTACAACTCTAAAGGCAAATATACCTTGTCTTTGTTGTACTGATTCCAAATATGGGTTTACTTGGTTTAGGAATCTACCTCTTGTAGCCGCTGTATTTTGTTCAAATAACAATCCTTCACCAATTTGTCCAATTACTCTTTTTACTTCAATTAACAGTCTACGAACATTTACTCTATCTAAGGCTGTTGATTTAGTTTGCAATGTTTTCTGACCGAATATTACAGGGCCTTGTCCTGGGAATGAAGCAATTGGGTTTACTTTTCCAGCATATAGTTTATCTCTATCTGATGGGGTAAGTTTTCTTTCTGCTTGAATAGCACCACCTACACCACCTCTATTAAATCCTGCTGGGGCGAACCATTCAGCACCTAATCTATCGTTTGTAGCATAAACAGCTGGGATCAATGTTGAAGCAGGTGCATATACTAGTTTATTAGTTTCAGGTGATAATACTTGAACCCAAGGCCAGTATGTTGCAGCATAACTTGAATCAACTGTTCCTGCTGAAGTTATTGTTTGGTTTATTGTAGAACCATAATTTCTACTATCAATTACAGCAATTGCATCTCCTCTTTCTGTAACTGTATCGATTAATGTGTTTGTTGCCGTAGCACCATTTTGAATTGTAACACCAGGAGCGGTAATTACTTCAAAATCATATTCGTCTTTATTTGCTAATAAAGCTATTGATGCTGTATAATCAGCTGCTACTACACCTTGGATTGAAGCTACACCAATTTCATCAAACATTTTTAATTGTTGATCTCCACTTCCAAGTCCATATACATTACCTGATCCACCTGCAAATTCTCCATTTTCAGCTCTATTAGCTCCAGCAATTGATCCACTACCAACTTTAGGTAATGAAGAAGTATATTCTGGTTTGAAATTTCCGTCGTTATCTAGATAATTTAATGTTGGGTTTGGTACAGATGATACTCTTACATAACGTGAATTGTTTATATAAGATCCAGTAATTTGGATAAATCTGTTACCATCTGAATCTGTATCAAAGTTTTTAGTTTGGTTACCAATTACAGATTCGATATAATTTGGAGAATTTGGATCTAATGATAGATCATTCCAAGTCTCTAAAATTGTTTTAGATTTAGAATTATCATCTCCTCTTCTGATCAATAGGCTGAATTGACCACTTCCTGAATCTACACTTGCTATTTCAAAACGAATATTGTCTCCTGAACCACTTGCTAATGAACCACTTGTAGTAACACTACCTGAGTTGTTCATAATAGAACCTTGTGAAAGTGTTTCTAATGTAAAGGATCCAGTAGTATAATCACCACCATCTGAACCTGTACCTATAGCAGCAGGCGTAGCTGTTGCTGGGGTATAAGTACCAGATACAATTCTAGTTACAAGAATTGATTCACCTCCTTGTTGGAAGTAATTGTAAGCAGCAATTGAAGTTAGATATTCGTATGCGATACTAGCACTTTCAAAAGCACCACCAAATTTACTCTTATAATCACTATAAGAAGTAACAAGTGTTGGTATATTAACAGGACCTTTTACCGTAGGTCCTAAAAGCGCAGCACCAGCTGTGACAGGACCTTGGGAAATAAGTGTTTGGTCGTTCTCACGAGTTAATACTCCGGGGGATAGTAAAGTTTCAGCCATTTTTATCTAGTTATTTTATCAATGATAAATATATAAGGGGGTATCAAAAACATTATTCGGGATATATAATCTCACCCGTTTTTAAATCAATTTGAGCCTCACCATATTTTTCTTTTAAATTATCTCCTAATTGTTTTTCTTCTTGAAGAAGTTTTTCATATTCCATTTCTAGATATTCTTCTTCTTTATCTAAGTTAAGTTTTTTCAAAGCTAGTTGTCCTAACTGAACTGTTATCGTTTGGATACTATCTTGAAATTTAGTAATTTGCC